CAACAAGAGTCAAATCCATGAAATGTGAATTATTTTCAAATGTATGTTTTACTTTCTCAACTAACATATAATTTTGAAGTTTAATATCTCCTAGATTTAAAAAAACAGGTACTAAACAACCTGCTCTTACTCTAATATCTCCAAGTACATTTTTTAAACTTAATGACTTAGTTTTCTTATTATATAGTTTTAGAAGTATATCACACTTTTGTTTTATTTCTGCTTCACTCATGTTTTTATCTACTGTATCAAACATTTGAAGTATTCCCCAACTCCTCATATGTGTAGAGTCTTGTGCAATATATACATCTCTTTTCCCTGTTTCTTCATTATCTCTCACAAGTTTAATCTTTGTGTAAGTATCACTATCAATAGAAGAATTGTAGTCAAAGTCCTCAATTACATCATTGTTCATAACCGTATCAAGTTTCATAGAAGCAACATTCTTTAATGTTATTCTTCCAAAATCATCATATAAAACATACATTTCTTTTTTCTCTCTTAGAGTATCATCTAGTGCTGTTAGTATCATGTCAAAGAGTGTTTTATTTTCTTCTATCCTAGATATTTTATACTTAGTATCTTCTATGACATTGTATTTTAAATTAAAATCTTTAGCTAACATCTTTACAAGTTCAGATGCAGTTTGATTATTATATACATAAGTATCTTTATTCTTAAAATATCTCAACTGGTCGTAAGCAACAATTTTTATGTGATTTTCTTTATCTCTTTTCTTCTGAAATATATATCCATAGAAGATACCTATTCCTTTATAATACAGCCTTACAGAATTTCCTTCGCAAAACTCTAATATATCATCCATAACTATTGTAAATTCTAACTTAGAAGGTGTTCCTCTTCTTTCTATCTCCCATGTGATACCATCAATGACAGCAGGTTCGTAGAAATCTTCCCAATGAGCTATTACTAATCTTACATCTCTATCATTTGCTAACACTAATTCATCAACCAAGTTTTAACACCTGCCCTTTATAAATGGTGTATTTACTTAAATTCTTCCCCTTATTTGCCTTATCCATCATAGATTTATTTAATTCGTATACTTTCTTATATAATGAACCATTACCAAGTTGTTTCTGACAAATTGACCAAAGGCTATCCCCTGCTTTTACTGTATATGTTTTAGTGTTTGTGGCATTGACTGAATCAACTCGTTTTGGCTCTATCTTTACATTAGGTCTACCAGTCTCATTTTTAGGAGGGGCAAGAACTAACTTTTTAGTTGAGTAATCTCTATATTGCTTTAACTTTATTGCAACTTTTGTATCTGAGCCATTTTCTGCATCTTCTGAAATAGCATACTCTTCAAGAGATACTTTTATATTAGTGTTAAATAGTACTTTATTACCTAATTCCCTCGATACAATAAATTGAAATGGCTTACAATCAGTTTTTAATAGTTCCAGTTTACTTAAAAAGAATTGAACATCCCTAAAAGCTCCACGATAGAATGGCAACTTATTATGTGTAAATTCTGCTTCAAAACTTATTTCAGATAATCCTTCTTTTTTTAGTATGTTTACTTCTCCAGTATTTATCAAATCAACTGTCTTGTTTTTATTTGTAACTTTAATCTCTAACTTTGGCGGAGGTATTGGTAATTGTACTCCATCTAAATAAAAGTCATAAGCCATTTATATCCCTCCTTTCTAAACTATTCCTTCTGCTGATACAATCATAGCATCATTCAGTTTTTCAGTTAAGACATTAACTATTCCATCAACATCTGTATCTTTACTTATGTTATTTGTATTGTTCATATCAATTTTTATGTTTACCCCTGTAAATCGGTTTATTGTTTCCTGTTCTGCAATATCTCTAAGATATTTTAAGTCTTCTTGACTTTTATCCATTGTTTTAGCCATTTTAGCTGTATTTCCTGCTGTATCTTTTGCTCCTTTTGCTGCGTCATTTAAAGGTGAATTAAGACCTGCTGAACCAAATCCATCTCCTAATCCATATTTGTCATCCCAAAGGTCATCTAGACCTAAATCTTTTTTTGCCTTTTCTGCTATTTTGCTAATATCGAATTTATCTTTTATATTAGTTTCTAATTTATCTCCCCATTTATATCCTGCATCCCAAGCTTTTCCACAATTAAATCTGTCAAAATGCAGTTTATTAGGGTCCATTAGTTCAACTTTTATCTTAGCTTCTCCTGCTACTTTGTCAGTCCACCCTTGTAATTTATCTTGCCAACCACTCACTGCATTTGCTAGATTTGAGCCAAATATGGTATCTATTGCAGATGCTATGCTTCTTAATATACCTAATACCGCATCAGCCATTCTAGATACCGCCCTTATGACAGAGCCGATCGGGTCGTCTAAAAAGTTAGCAAAGAACTCTGCAAAGTTTGCTAAACTATTATAAATTAAAGCTACAATATCTATAATTAAGTTCCCTGTTGCAATAAATAAATTTCCTACAAAAGCAGCTGCAACTGATATTGCACCTGCAACTATACCTATAGCAGATACACTAGTCCCTGCAAAATGATTGAATATTGCTACTCCTACAAATAAGACTGCTACTAAAGCTATTATTCCTGCAACTATCCAAAAAATCGGACACGCCAAAATAGCTGCATTTAAACCCCATTGAGCAACTGTAGCCATTTGAGTTTCTGTTAATTCTGCATGTATTGCTAAAGCATGTATTGCAGAAGCAATTGCTAAGGCATTTTTTGATATTTTGCATAAAGTTTCCCAAAGCCATATACTTCCTAATGCAATCAAATAAGTACCTAAAATCCCTACAACCCCTGCTATAATTGGACCTATTATACTCCAATTTTGTGCAAATATATTAGCAAGGTTTAATGCTTGTGTTACTATCCAGCCTAGTGCTTGTGAAATTAAACTTATCCCAACAATCATTGTGTTTGAAAAACTTTGAAAAGCTGGGCTCCCTAATATACTTATAATTCCATTAAAAATGTTAAAAAATACATTACCTAAAACATATAATCCGCTGATAAAATTATCTATAAAGGTTCGGAAACCTCGGCTAGACATAGATTGTTCTATTTTTTTCTGTATAACACCAAAAATCATGACTGCATTATTTTTTATTGATGTCCAAATCTGTCCAAATGTATAAGGCATCTTCTCGAACTCTGCATTAGTCTGCTCCGCCGCTGAAAGTAAGGAGTTTTTTACAATATCTGCTGTTAACATTCCTTCACTTGCCATACCTCTTATCTTCCCTATATCGACCTCGAGATAATCGGCAATAGACTGAATAATATTAGGTGCTGACTCAAACACAGCATTTAGTTCCTCGCCTCTTAACACGCCACTTCCTAAACCTTGTGTAAGTTGTAAAAGTACTGAATTAGTTTCTTCTGTTGTTGCTCCTGCAATTACAAATTTCTTGTTAAGTTGTTCCGCGAATGCTACTATTTCTTTTGTACTACTAAATGCTTTGCCTGCATTCATGCCCACTCTGCTTACAATTTTTGCAGTATCTAAATAAGATGCTCTTGCTCTTTCCGCTGATTGAAATATCATTTTGTTGAGTCCTCCATCAGATTGTTGCCCGTCATTTATCATAGCTAGTCTCGCATTAGTACTCGTCATTTGGTCACTTAAATTAATCAAACCACCAACACTTCTCAATCCAATATAAGTTGCTACTAATCTTTTAGCATTTTCTACTAACTTATCTGTACTACTTGCTCCTTTTCTAACATCATCATTAAATCTTTTTTGTTGTTCATCAGCTTCTCTTATTTGTTGTTCTAATCTATCAAACCCAGCTTCTGCACGTGCTAGTTCTTCTCTAGCTGTTCTAATACTATTAGCATCTATAGCATTGCTAGATGTTCTTTGTAATTGCTCGAATGAACTTAATACAATATTCATAGCATTAGTCATGTGTCTAAAAGCAGGTGTCATTCCGTCGAAAATTCGGATAGATGTTTGTATAGTTGCCATTTTTAACCTCCTTTCTTTTTTAACATAATATAAGCACTTACTTATTTTTAAGTAAGTGCTTATATATTATAAATTTAGCAATTCTTTTTTCTTAGCATCAAATTCTTCTTGTGTAATAGCTTCCATATTTAACAAATTCTTATATTTTAATATTTCATCAGCTGTAGAACTAGATATAGACTCTTTTTTATCTTCTATACTCTTAGAACTTGTTATTATAGACAAAGTTGATAAAATCTCTTGGGCATAATTATAAGATTCTTTATATAAACTTGAATTTGTAGAAATTTTAGAATTAATTAAATATATATACTTTGTAGAATTCTTTATATTATTAATTGTAATTTTTATCTTTAAACTATTTACATAAGTTTTTATTTTTTTCTTTCCTAATATACTTCCAGCTATAGCTCCTGTTTCGCCAAATAAAAGACCTCCTCCAATAGCACCACCTAATCCACTTTTAATTATAGATTCATCATCTTCTAAAAGTTCAAATGAAATAATATCCCTAAAGTCATATACTCTCTTATTCTTATTTAAATTGCTTATTTTATCAGATATAATTAATTGTTTTTTATTTTCATCTACTAATAAATAAATTCCTACTTTTTTACTTGCGTTAAAAGATTCAAATCTTTTTTTATTTTCAAGTGTTAATCTTATTGATTTTTTTATTTCCTCAGAAGATATTTTTTTAATTACATCTGTTGGTTCGACTATAGAAAATGTATCTTTATATTTTTTTAAACATTCAGAACATATTACACCATCAGATATTTTTTGTTTACCTTTTTCTCCACATATACAACAACTTTCATTTCCACTAAATAATCCCATAATATCCCCCTTTATTATAATGAATTTATAGGATTATTATACTATATCAGTAAAATTTTTACATCATTATCACCTCCTTTCATTAAAAAAACACTTACTCATTTGTAAGTGTTTTTGAATTATTTTTAATTTTAAGTCCACATAGTTAATATAAAACTTGTCGTATTAATAGATGCTGTCATATTCCTAAACGCATTTACATACCACATAGTTAATATAAAATCTTCCTGTTATTTGTTTATAAAACTTGCCTACTCCCTTTACATACCACTTAGTTAATATAATTTCCTACCTATATTATACCATTTTTTACCAAATAAAGCACTTGAAACAACATAATATCCAAGTGCTTTATCCATATTATTTTACTTATTTTCTCTCTCTTGTTGTTCCCTAAGAATACCTCTCAATATCTCTGCATACTCTTGAAATTTTTCTTCATTGTCCTGTTTTAATTTATATAATAATGTAGCAAACTTTACAAAGTATTCTACATCTTCATCAGTTTTTAAATTATATTCATTAAGTAAATTCTCACACATTGTATTAATCCCCCTCAAAACTAAAATAAACTAAACTAAATTATTTAATACAACTGATAAATTTACTCAATCTTATAAACCACATGATAATTCTTCTTTTCACCTGCAATCTTAGCAGGTCTATTATTTTCCTCTATCCAATTTCTAACCTTATCTATTACACTCTTTGTATATTTATTTACAGTACCAGTCCAAGAACCATTAGTTTCCCAAACGCCTTTGACTTCGTTTTCTTCTAAATCAATCTTTTTAATAATTTCACAAACAGCCATCTGAGCTGGTTTATTACTCTTAGAATATATTTTCAGTTTAGATGCTATTTGCTTTGTATCAAAATAATGTTCTTCTTCGTTTATCTCTATTGGTAAATCAATTCCTGCTTTCTTATATAATGTTTTAGCTGTTAATAGTTTGGATTTATTGTCAAAGCCTGCACCATCTAATAGTTCTTTTAACATAGATGTACTATTGTAAGCTAACTGTAATTTTTCAATCTCGCTTGCTTTTTCTCTCAACTTATCTGGGTCAGCATTATTTGTTATGTATGCACCAGTTTGTCGAATGGCTGGAAGTACTTCATCACTTATCCAATCTTGAAATCTCTCAGCTTCTTCTTTTTTAGATTTAAATATTAACTTATATACTCCACTCTCTGTTAAGAACTTTTCACCTGTGTTATGCAATTTTCTAAAGTCCTTATCTAGGACATTAGAATTTTTTAATAATACAGCTTGAGTATCATTCATTTTAGATAAATGATTTCTTATTGCACTATCACTTAACTCTAAACATCTTCCACAATCATATGGATTAAATAAAACTTGCCCATTATATTCAAGTACTTCAACTTTCTTTTCTTCAAACATCATTAATTCATTTTTCATAATATTACACTCCTTAATTGAATTTTTTTAAGGAATGACGTATACTATAGTTAGTGTATATAATATACGTCAATAAGGGATGTTCAATCTTTGGTCGGGGAGAACGTCTCTTATTTTTTATTCCTCTTTTTCTAACTCTTCATTAATCTTTTCTTCAAGCCAAATAGTTTTAGTCTTGTTCTGCTTTTTTAAATGTTCTTCAATTTTTTCTACTTTCTCTCTATCTAGTAGAACACTAAAAGTTTTCTTATTCTGTCGTCTCTGCTTGAAGTAATCTGCTCTACTGCTATCAGTAATAATTTTCACCTCTTTTCTGTATCGCGATAATATAATTATACATTGTATCGCGACACTTTTCAAGAGTTTTTACTAATTTTTTCTAATTATTTTACTCAACCGACCAATTTTGAGCAAAACAAAAGCACCTACCAAAAAGTAAGTGCTTTCTATATAACAGATTTAATTTTAAAATAAAGTATTCACCTAATTTCCAGACGAGAAATCCAAATCATCAATTAAATTTACATTATTTTTTATATTATTCCAATCATCTAAAAATACATTATAAGTGAGTGTCACATCAACAATAAAGCTTATTCTCACTGAATGGATATCATTCATATCTTTTATATTGTTTACAAATTCTTTAGTAAAGTTTCTACACTCATTTTCATCATTAAACCTAGAATTTTCCACTTGAATACTAACTATATATCCCTCACCTTTTGTTGGGTTTAATATGTTAACATAATATGTTGTTTTATCTTTTAAGTCTTCTGGTATCATAGAGTCTACTTTTGCTTGCATCTCTTGTTTATAAATATCTTCTTTTTCTCTTTCGCTAATTATATTTTCTTTTGTAATATTTCCTTCATTTACTTCATCTCTATTTTTTGAATCTCGTATCGCTTGATGAATCATCATTGATACTGTAAATACAACAAAGTATATTAAAAATATCACTAAAATTTTCTTCAACAAACTTAATTTTTTAAATTTTCCCCACATAATGAACTCTCCCCTATTAAATTCTTTATTCAAATATAATTCTATCTAAAAATAAGAACTTAGTCTATTGATTTAAAATATTTTGAGCAAAATAAAAGCACCTACCAAAAATAAGTGCTTCTTTCTTCTATTTAGTTTTTCTCCACATTGTTAATATAAAAGTTTGGAGTTTTAAAATTATCATTCCTATCTTTTGCTTTATTTACATACCACTTAGTTAATATAAAACATTCAAGAAGTAATTGTAATTGTTCATCTGTAAAATAATTTACATTCCATATAGTTAATCTAAAACTAAAGAAATTGATAAAATTATTGTTTATTCAGTTGGATTTACATTCCATATAGTTAATCTAAAACATTATACACAAATACAACTTGAAGAAGCTTTAAAAACATTTACATTCCATATAGTTAATCTAAAACGCTTTTAAACTTTCCTCTAATGCAATACTATCTGTACGATTTACATACCACTTAGTTAATATAAAACGACTTGTGTTTATAGATTTCTATATTTTTATTATACCACTTTTTAACAAACAAAGCACTTGAAACAACATAATATCCAAGTGCTTTATTTATATTATTTACTTATTTTTCTCTTCTTTTTTCCTACATTCTTCTTTCACTAAACTTACAAATCTATAAAATTTATCTGGATTTTCATTTCTCATTTTTTCAAAGATACTTCCAAGTTCTCTAATAAGTTCTATTCTATCCATATCAAGTAAATTCTCACACATTGTATTAACCCCCCAAAATAAACTAAAATATATTATTTAATACAACTGATAAATTTACTCAATTTTATAAACCACATGAAAATTCTTCTTCTCACCTTGTATCTTAGTAGGTCTATTATTCTCCTCTATCCAATGTCTTATTTTATCTATTACACTCTGTGAATACTTATTGACACTTCCACTCCAACCTCTTTTACTCTCTAGTACTACTAACTTTTCATTATCTTGTATATCTAACTTCTTAATAATTTCACCTATTGCATGAAATGCAGGTTTATTAGACTTAGAATAAACATTTAACTTAGTTGCTATTTGTACAGTATCAAAGAAATGTTCCTTCTCTTCTATTTCAAGAGGTAACTCTATTCCTGCCTTTTTGTAGATAGTCTTTGCTGTAAGTAATTTTGCTTTTTCATCTATTCCAGCATTATCTAAGAATGGAGTTAGTATTTCTATAGTCTTATTAACTGTATCTAAACTTTCTATTTCATTTGCTTTTTCTCTTAATGCTTGAGGGTCAGCGTTATTTGTTATGTATGCACCATGTTGTCGAATAGCTGGTAAAACTTCTCGTCTAAGCCATTTCCTAAACTGTACACCAATAGGTTTGTCTGTGTATTGTAAAAATCCATATAAACCATCTTCATAAAAAATAGTTATACTTCTAGCTTTATTACTAATTATATTATTTGCGACTACATTTAAAGTAGTTACAAAATCATTAAATTCATTTCCTTTCAATACATCATACTCTTGTTCAATCTCAAAGTCTTCTGCTTTTATGCAATCCTGTATTGTTTTAGATACATCAGCATAATCGAATAATCCAACTATTTGATTAGCTATCCAACAAGATTTTTCTTTCCACATAAAAGTATAAATTTGACTTCCATTGAACTCTTTTACTATTAAATTTTTCATAACTATTACACTCCTTAATTGAAATTTTTTAAGGAATGACGTATACTATAGTTAGTTGATGTATAGTATACGTCAATAAGGGTTGCTCAAACTTTGGTCGGTGGGAGTGACCCTTATTTTTTATTCCTTTTGTTCCAGTTCCTCGTCGATTTTTTCTTCTAGCCATTCTTTCTTAGTTAGATTCTTCTCTTCTAACACTTCATCAAATTTATCTAACTTTTCTTTGTCTAAAAGTACACTAAAACCTCTTTTATCTTTTCGACGATTTTTCATATACTCTGCTCTACTTTTAGTTGCTATTTTATTCACCTCTTTTCTGTAACTCGTTACATTAATAATAACATTGTAACGAGTTACAGTCAAGCTATTTTGGAATATTTTGCAAATAAAATTTTATTGAAGCTAGCGTCGTAAAACACTACCTCAGCTATATCTTTTTTTCTAATTATTTTACCCAACCGACCAAATTTGAGCAAAACAAAAGCACCTACCAAAAGTAAGTGCTTCCTTTTCTTTATTTAATTTTGATACTACATATTTAATATACTAGTAATATAGTTTGAGTTTTGACCATGTTCCCAAAACGGGAATGTGCTATCATTTCAAATATTTTATAAAAGCACCTACATATTTGTAAGTGCTTACTATATTATCTATTTAGTTCATATACTACATACATAAAATATCCACATATTATTCTTAATATAAACAAATCTCCCTAATATACCATGCTATAATTAATTTAGGAAATATTAGTAGATACTTCCTAAATTAATTATGAAAGGATGGTGATATAATGAAACGTGATTTAGAATTGATAAGAGATATTCTAATCAAAATGGAAGAATCTGATGCTGATAGAATGTCTATCAGTGATTTCATGACTGATGTCTATGATGAAAGAACTATTTCTTATCATTTACAATTATTATTGGATGTTGGCTTTATTGAAGCTACACCAATGGGTGTTCAAAGATGCTTATATAAACATTATATTGTTAAGAGGATAACCTCCTTTGGTTATGATTATCTTGACAATATAAGAGATGACACTGTTTGGAATAAAACTAAAAAACAATTAGGTAATTTTGCATCTTCCGCCTCTTTAGAAGTTATAGGCAGTGTTGCATCTAGTGTTATTTTAAAGATGATAGGAGTATAGCTTCAAACTTTATAGCATCTTCGAAAATCATATCTAATTTTTTATAATTATCAATATTTTTTTCATAAGACTTAGTTGAATATTTATTTATATTTTCAATTAAGTCTTCTCTTGCTTGTATCAAAATTTTTAACCTCATTGAACAGGCAATAAATTCTATATCTTTATTCATTTAATCACCTCTATTTTTTTACATAACAAAAGCACCTACATGTTTGTAAGTGCTTTCTTTGTTTATTTAATTTTGAATCCACATAGTTAATCTAAAACCAATTTCATGTGTGGATAGTTGCCATATCTCCCACCCATTTACATTCCATATAGTTAATCTAAAACATCATCTGAGTCTGTAAGAGTTGTAGAATCATTAAAATTTACATTCCATATAGTTAATCTAAAACTCATAGCTATTTCTTTTGCCATATCTAACTTAATTACAATTTACATTCCATATAGTTAATCTAAAACAGAAGATGCAAAGAAAAAATTAGGATTAGACAATTTGATTTACATTCCATATAGTTAATCTAAAACTCCAATTTCTTCTGTAAATTGAGACTCTCGAAAAATTATTTACATTCCATATAGTTAATCTAAAACCCCAAAATAAACTTAGCATTTCCAATACCTACACATACACACCTCTCTCAAATTTGCAGTGAACCATGAGTAGTGCAATTGATAACATTTATCACACACCCTCAATGCCTTGTATTCCAATTGTTAAACCATATTTTATTACAAAAATCGAACACTGCAAAATCTCTACATTTTTATTATATCATAAATATATTATTTTTGAATATCTGTACCAATTTGTGGTATAATAAAAACAAGAAGAACTACAATCTATTTGGAAGTAGAGTGAAGTTCTAAACAATTTAATGCTTATTTTTTTTGAACTTAAATGAAAATTTAAGCTCAACATCTAAGTCACTCTCTTGCACAGAGTGGCTTTTTACTTTTTTGATACATAGACAAACTATGTAACCGATTAGACTAGCTGTTAAACTAGCTAATACACCAATCAAAAAATTATCCATACATATTCACCTCCCTTCTATACGTTGGGAGGATAATCTTTTGTATGAACTCCACTCTATAAATTGTAGATTACATCTTCTTGCTAAAAATATTATAACATATAATTATTACATATTTTACCTATTCTATATTTATTTTTTTATTTTGCTATCTTCTTCTACCCCTCTTTCTCTCTCTTTCAGCTTCTTTCATTGCTTCCTCTTCATCCTCTATCTTAATAAGTATTGAGGCGGCTGCTAATGCTCTCTCATTAATCTCTAATCCCATATAATCACCTGGTTTCCACTTTAATTTTTGGATACAATAATGCGTGATACTAGCATCAAAATCGCCGCCCCTAATTAGTTTTTTGCTTCTTCTACTTTATCTTCAAATGTTGTATCAAATCCATTAACCTCATTAACTTTTACTGTATAGTTGACATACTCACCTGCTGTAAGCATTGTCTTTAATAACTGAGCTTCTCCCATCACTCCATAACTATTTTGGAGTTCGGCATCCTTTAAATCTGGAAATACTGTAGATGCTACACATAATTCAGCTACATAACTGTTATAATCAATTTCACTTGTGAATTGACCTGTTGGCTTCCCGTTATTGCCAATCACTTTTACTCTTTTGGTACAATTTCTTCTTAATACTTCATCTTCCTCAGAAGATAAAACTTTTAATTCCCATTCAACTGGCTTTCCTTCTTCGTCTAAAAATCTATCACTTGCTATATATTTTACATTATCAACCTTTATTGCATTTTGACTTAAAAAAGCACTTAAATTACTCATATTATCCTAATCTCCTTTTATTTTAATTTTTTATATAAAAAAACACATCTATAATTTATAAATGTGTGTTTTATTCCATTCCATTTATTATATTGAACTTTTCAACCAATTCCCAATCCTCGCATGTAAAGTCCATATCTTCATCAAGATACTCACCATCTGCATCAAATTTAACTATAATTCCACTGTCCATGTTGCAATCCTTAAGTATTATAGTTTGACGTCCAGCTGAACTCGTTGGGTCTTCATTTGTTACCTGTATATCAAAATAAATATCTTCACCAGTCTCTTTGTACCTATAAAGAAGCTCTCTAAATATAGAAGTATTGTAGTGAAATGTTGCACTTCCTGTGTATTTGCTTCCAGTACTTTTATTCCCTTTTGTAGTGCTACCTAAGATAGGAACTTCACTTTTATTTTTTTCCATCTTAGCTTCTAAGTTAATAGCTTGCATAAAATTATATCTTTTACCCTCGATAGTAACATAGCATTCTGCCTTAGATGCACTTATTGTATCTCTTGCTTTTATTTGCTGAAACATATATCACACTCCTCTCTTAACTAACTGAAACAGTCATATAAAGCTTACTCATAGCATTTATAACCTTAACAGCATCAGATACTATGACAGTTTTCTTATCATTTCCAAGCTCTACACTAACATCATCAGTTTTAAAATCTTCTATTGCCCTTATATTCTCTAATTCTTTATGGTGTTTAACAACATCATTCCAGAAACTTATTCTTCCTGCCTTATCATTCGGAACTTTACCTAAATACT